ACAGTAGCTACATTACCGCTGCTGCCAACAAGTATATTTGCACTTGTTAATGCAGCGAGTTTACTATACTCAATAGCAGCACTGGCATTTATGTCGGCATTTAAAATAGTGCCGTTAAATATCATTGTGCTGGTAACTGTGCCAGTATCGCCAGTAGTTATTACCGTTCCAGTGGCATCCGGGAATGTGATAGTGCGGACAGCCGTAGGGTTTACAACTGCAATCGTAGTTTCATTTGCGTCTGCACTGCTACCTTCAAAAGTTAAACTGCCTGCTGTGCCGATTTCTAAGTTGCCTGTTATTGTGCCGCCAGTTTTTGATAGTTTTTCAGTGTCTAATTCTTGAATTGCAGTTTGAACATTAGTTGCTACAATATCCCCCGCAGGTGTAAATACAATCCCAGTTGCATTATTAGCTGCTGCAACTGTTGTTGATACATCGACAAGCGTCCAAGACGTGCCAGTTGATATTAAGAAATCCGGTGGCTGTAATGCCACGGCAGGGGCTGGTGCCGTACCAGTGCCTGTTGTTCCTATGACAACATAGTATTGTTTATTTGTTTCAGATGAAGCAGGTAATACACCACCTACAGTAAGACCTAATCCGGCACCGGCTGCGGATACAGAAGTCATAACATTTGTAGATGCGTTATAGATACCTGCAAAAACTAATTCGCCACTTGTTACCGTAACTGATAGCCATGCACTACCATTCCAAATATATAAATCACTATTTAATTCATCCCAAAATAATTGCCCTTGGAAATCAGCCGTAGGAAATTCTACTACTCCAGATGTGCTGCCACTACCGCCAAATTTTATTGTAGACGAATTAGCTAATTTTTCACCGGTAATAGTGTTCGTGCCAATTAAGTTTGCCGCAAATGTACCAGTAGTAATCTTTGTTGTATCTAGGTTTGGTATATCAGCAGCACTTAATGTTGTGCCAGTAGTAACATGCCCCTGAGCATCTATAGTTAGTTTGGTGTAGGTGCCAACCGTTGCTGAGTTTGCATGATTTAATACGCCGCCGCCAGTAACACTAAGCCCTGTACCTGGTTGCACTGCACCGTTAGTACTTGCGCCGGCCACTGGTAAATCAGTAGCAGTTAATGCTCTAAATGTAGGTGCCGCAGCACTACCCGTAGTAGGTCCAGCAAATACTGTTGCTGCGGTTTGATTCTCAAGGCTGCTTGTAATTGTTGCAACACCTGTCGTTGCGTCGATAGCTGCACTAAATGCAAGCGGAGTAGTGTCAGTAAATACAAAGCTATTTATGATACCAGAAGACTGTACCCATGCATTACCATTCCAAACATATTGTACTTTTGAACCTGTATTAAAGTGTTGTTGTCCCGTAAAAACGCCATCTACGCTGGGAGCGGATGCTGAAAAAGTTGTTGTAGATTCATTAGCTAGTTTCGTAGCAGTTACTGCATCATCAGCAATTTTAGCTGTTATTATTGCACTATTAGGAATTTTAGCAGTTGTAACTGCACTTTCTGCAATGGTTGTAGCAAATGATCCAGTGCCCGTGCCTGTCACGTCACCAGTTAGCGTTATAGTTTGATCGCCTGTATTAGTGCCGCTGCTAGTGCCTGAATGGGTGCCACTTACCGTGCCAGTTTGTGTAGCAAGCGTACCAAGCCCCAGCGTCTGGCGTTGCGTTGCAGCATCTGCATCATCGAGCAAAGCACGACCAGCAGCCGTGAGTGTAATTTCTTCCGCAGTACCTGCGCCTGAACTAAAGCGACCTATAATTTTGTCTGTAGCTGTAAGGCCAAGTGCCGCTACACCTAATTTTGTAGTGCTAGCTTGGTTTAGCTTGACCAAGTTAATACTGCTACTATCCGCTAAATCAGCAGCGCCCTGGAATAAACTTTTAGCTGTTATTTTTTTGGTCTCGCTAGAGCTGCTATCGACAATAGGTAGTAAATCGCCTGCTTCTAGTGATCCTTGCCCTAGTTCGTTAAGTTGTGATATGCGTTGGTCAGCCATGGGAAAATACCTGATGCCCTATTCTAGTCGGTAAGTTCAGTTAGCAGGAAGTCTAGGGATTCTTCAATTTCAATGCGGTCAGTATCTTCCTTCAACAGGTAGCCCGATGGTTCGCCAATCAATAGCCGAATTTCACCAGTTGTTACAAAGTCAAAAACGCACGAAATTATTTGATCTGCCTTTACTTCGATACCTGCTTTTGTTATGGCTGCATCAAATTCATAATAGATATCTTGTGTTTCAGAATAAATATCATCTTCTGTTAATTGCAAAAAGCATTTAAACTCACTGCCAATATCAGTGCGATTTATTAATTGAAGCATTAGTAATGAGTTCTCTGTTTGGCCGCTATTTTCTGTATTAAAAAAGCAATCAACACTACCACTACCACTAATTAGACCAGCCGAATACATACGCTTAAACTTATCGGACATTGTTGTTGTCTCTAATGCTTCGCGATCTGTGTTAAATGTAAATCCAGTTACATCTCCTAAAACACGCTCAACAGATCCGTTTATCTGTACGCTAATTGTTAAAGCATCGCCAGTAAATGTCTCTAGTGGATATTCATCAGCTCTAGTATTATTAATTGCAGCACTAAACGTATCAAATAAACGAATACCTCCCATTGCATTTATATTTACATAAGCTTTTATGTTACCTTGAGTTGCGCCGTTAGGCCATGTAGCAGCAGGTAAAAAATCTAGTCCCCTGTTATCTGCTGTTGTAATTGTAATCTGATCTCCAGTTACTATATTTTCTAGTGAATCAATAAAGCTAAAGCGGCTTAATGATACGTTTATATCTGCTGGCAATATTTTGCTGCTAAATGATTCAACAGATTTGCGTTGTAATTTTATTTTGCCGTAATGCCCTAAGAAATATGTCATGCGTCAACAAGTTCACGGAATGGCCCGTCAACAGTAAAATTAATAGCAACTGAACTTAGCTCACCAGTGCTCACCTGTAACGATGCACTTGTGATAAAAGCGTTAAATGCAATATCATCTTTTATATCCACACCATTTGTATTTGTAACAGATGCAACACGTAATACCATCCCGACCCCATCGCTAGCAGTAACTCCAGCCGATGTGGTCTTCATTATCTTGTTTAAAAAACTGTCAAATTGTACGCCAGTATCAGTTGCTTCTCTACGATAATATAAAACTGTTGCACTTCCAGTGGAACTTACGATGCCCGGCGTATAGCTTTTAACAGCAGAATCTAACGTGGTAGTTTCCAATAATTCTAAGGTGGTCTCCAAGCTCCAATCGCGTAATTTTAATGCTTGATCGGCTGATACTGGTGTTACGTCACCTGTGCCGACAGTTGTAAGAAATAAGGCCCCAGAGCGCCCAGTATAAAACGCCATACTATGGAAGCGGCAATGTCTTTTTAGTCTAGCGCACCGGTCACAGTAAAAATACCATCGTCAAAATTTGCAATTTCTGATAACCCATCGCTAGTGCATGGGTAGTTTGTACCGCGTACTGTAATCTCGCCTTCCTCATTCATCTCCACCTCTGTCACCCTGAACACACGTCTAGTAGTGGTTTTCTGACCAAGCACAAATAAGTATCCATTTAAGTCAGCTAATGTCGCAGCAATATTAGCGGTAGTAGTAGCAGTTCTTGAAATTACCCCGTTGCCGGATTGGTATAGCAAAAATTCATAACTGCCATCAATCAACGAATTATCCAATGGGATATTCAATGCACCGCCAGGGCCAATGATGCCTGTACGAATGCCATCCCAGCTATTCTGCCCAATATCAACATAAACAAATGCACCAGGGCTTACAGGGTCCATGGTAGGAAATGTCTTAAATTCAATCGCTACTTTTATATGCCGCCGTATTTGACATAGGAATTTACCATAGATTATTGCCTGCTCTCTAGTGCTAACAAACTGCGCAACATAAAAAGTTTCACGTACTGCATCAACTTCTGATGTATCTTTTAACTTTACTTCTATTGCGCGATTAGCTGAAAATGTGCCATTTATATCGGCGCCACGGTATACAACGGTTGCAATTAAATCTTGAACGCTAGAGCCATAATCAAGATGTTCTTCTTTATAGCTGCCTTCCATTATGTTGCCTTGGTTAAATAATGCCGTTACATTTACAATGCGATTCATCGCGCCAGTATTTTCATCATATGGTACGGCTGGGATTAATGTTTCCCTGCCGCCAATACGTGCAAATTCCAGCAAGCTAAATGGTGCAACATCCACCCAGAACTGTCGCCAGTTAGTAGTATCAGCAATAATGCCATCCATGAATAACTTATTTACACGGCAGAACCGTTTTGATTTTGCAAGTTGCGCAGAATCAACGCCTTCAATTTTGGCATATTTGCCAATGCCATCGTCTGCATCAACGATAGTATCTAAAAATATATCTGGTGCATGTGCTGCACAGCCAACAGCATCCGACTGATCCAATCGTGTTGATACTCGGCCATGAGTTACAAATGCAGTAAAGCTACGCAAGTCTTGTAAATTACGGCCCGAATATAAATTAAGACCCACCATACTAAGGTTTTTATATAAGTTTGGAAATTCACTAAATGATTGTGTCTGTTGTTCTGTTACGCAGGTAAGCGCAAATTCAGGGCCTGCTTCAAACGAAAATTGGCATTGACTGTCAGCATCAAGATTAAATAAATCCCATTCCGCAATGCTGCGTGGTGATTCATTCAATGGTGGAAAGCCTTGCGAGCTATTAATTAACCGACCTGCTGCTTGTAATGTTCCTACATTTGGCAAGGTGATCGTCACGGCATTTGGTGAACTTTCTAGATATAAAAAGTTTGTACTGCCATTGTTTAAACGCAACTCAGGATGTTTTCTGATCTCGGCAAATGTTTCAGCGATTGATTCCAGCCTGAACTCCCAATAATCTGCTGTATCTAGTGTGCTAGCAAATTTGATATAGTTAAAGTTATCAATATCAGCAGCACGACTTACGGCAATGATTAATGGCGCTACGGCAAATGAAGGCTCTCCAGCTTTGCGGTACTTAAACAAAAACATTGCAACGCGATTCTTAATGCCATTGTCACTAATGGGATAACCACCGTGGTTATTTCTACCATAACGTTCTTGTCTGCCTGATATACGCTTAAATACACGACTTTTAATTGCAAAATCTACAATATTGCATTGTTGTATTGTGCGATATGATGCAGATTCTGCTCGCGCTAAAGCTTTAGTAAAGAATAATGATTCCGGGCCAGTTATCGTAGATTCAGCATTTTTATAAAACAAATAAGCTGCACGTTCTTCTTCTGTGATATCTCTTCTTTTGACGTAGTACCCTGTAAAATAAGCAGATTCGGCTCCAGTGTCAGGGTCAATAGCTATCGCGTATTCTGCTCTATATTGCCCAGATCCTGTTTGTATAAATTGACCATTTAGAAGTTCGGTAGCCGGTTCCGATTTAAATTCAAAATCACCCAATCCTAATAGGTTAAGCT